TTGCCGAAATTATTGTACAAAGACCAACATCCAATACTGGTGGCACCGTCGTCATCGCCAACCCAATAGCAGGAACATTAATTTCCGCTAACTGCGTTGGTGTTGATTATTATGGATATTATGCTGACGGTAATGGTGGCACGACCCCCGCAGTAATCGAATATAATTCTTCAGTATGCGGGTGGATGCCACCACCGACCAATTACGTTGGAACATTGACGAGCGAACCATCTTCGTTCACCTTGATAACTGCTTCTAATGGATATCTAATGAATGATCTACCAAGTGCCAATGAAATTGTCAACTTTATTCCCGTTTAATAGAGGAAACCTATGTCTTACACTACCCTAGTAACAAATTTAACTGTAGCACAGGTTAATGGCCAGCAGATTGGTACTGCTGCAAGCCAGGTGACTGAATGGCACAAACACAACAAGCAATATTTGTGGGGATATGACAATACTCCAGATAATATTGTTACTCAGTTTATTAGTCGTGGTAATAGCCAAAGACTTGTTTATTATAATGCTGATCAGGCATTCGATTTAACAGCAACAGGATTAAAACCAAACACAGTTCACACCTTTACCTTTAACAACATTGATGTTTCTGCTTTTTGCCAACCACTCGGTGGTATTGTTGGTGCAGCATTAACAACAGATGCTGGCGGACAGTTAAAGTTCACATATTATTATACTAATGATATTACAACAACTGCTCCCAACAATCAATACATTAGCGCATCGCCTGGTATTCTTGGGGGCGCTGTTTCTACTGTAGCCTCTGCCCAGTCAATCATAAATAGTTTAACTGGAAATAAGGTGGGAACGTTAAGTAATTCTGATGGGACATCTACCGCACAAGTACTGATTGTTTTCTATTCACAGCAAACACCGACACCAGTTGAACAACCAAATCAATCTTTAGAGTTTTATAATGGAACAAATCAATATGATAATGGTGAATATTATAATCCGTTCGATACAAATTAATATTAAAGGCTCATAATGACTATCAAATCACAAACATTTTATGTAGACCCAAACGCAGTGGGTGGGTCAACTATTGTTTATTTGACCAGTGTTGATCTATATTTTGCAGCAAAGCCTGATGCCACTAATAATGTTTCTGGCATTACAAACCCCACTGTTAGTATTTCTATTTCAGATACTGCTTCGACAGGATATCCAGTTTATGCTAAAAAATATCCAAATTCTTTAGTAAATAAAGCTTATTCTAGCATAACTACTAGTGCTACTGCTGATACAGCAACAACCTTTACCTTCTCGCACCCAATTCAGTTAGATACTGGGAAGGTGTATTCTATCGATTTCTCAGCTGATGATCCTGGTTATATTCTTTGGTATGCTGAAACAGGTAATGTTCTAGTTGGAACCACAAATAGTCCATTTGGTGGTTTTAGTGGCGGTATCCAAGGTCAGTTATATGACTATGGTAATGGTGGTAATCTAACACCAGTAACAAACGCACAGTTAAAATATAATGTAAAGGTTGCTAAGTTTAGCGCCAATAATACAACTATTGAAGTTGTTAATGATGGGTTTGAATTTTTAATCACCAACAATCAGAAGCTTAACTTCTTAGGTGGTGAATTAGTATTCCCTGTTTATTCTAACGTGTCTGCTCAAACAGTATCCTTTACTGCTGGTAGTAATACAGTAACAGGTACGAGCACTGTATTCAGTAGCCAATTTACTTCTGGCCAGTACATTATAGCTTATTCCAATAACACTACTCTTTATGCTGGGCATATTGCTACTGTATCTAATAACACAACATTAGTCTTAGATGAAGCTGCAAGCTTTACCAACAGTGCATGTAAGTTCTTTAAAGCCCCAGCTGCGACAGTTTATCACAATGACTCTTCAGCTAATGTTCTAATTCTAACAGATTCAAATGCTAGTGGTTCTACTTATAGGTTCTCAAATAGCACAGTGTTTACTGCCACGCTTACTGGACCATACACTAACGCTGGTACTATGAGTACAAATACTACAATTACTGGATTAGCTAACACGACAACGATTACTGGTGGCATGATAGTTTCTGCCAATGTAACAGGAATAGTTTCTGGGACAAGAGTATCTAGTATTGTTAATTCAACAGCTGTAGGAATAAGTGCTGCAGCTACAGCAACTGCTTCAGCTCTTTTCACTTTTAGTAGTGATCAATATACAAATGTGTCAAGCGTAAGTGATCTTTTCGTTGGTCAGCCTGTTACTGCTAATATTGCTGGTATCACCTCGGGAACTACTATTACTGCTATTGGCTCCACCACGATAAACGTATCTTCTGTATTTACCGGATCGACCACAGCAACCACTAACGTATTTGCTCAAACACTAGTTGCTGGTGAAACCAGTGGCGCTAATGCTTATATAAGCTTAATCAACTTCCCTGTAAATACTTTCCAACCACAGATTGGTGTCAATCTACCAAATGGTTCAAATGCTGTAATCACTTATGATTTTGCTGCTTCTAATGGAAGTACCTTTATTATACAAACCGCAAATAATAAAGCTGTCAATTATAAAGATAATGAGATAACTGGTTACAGCGCACAAATTCTCTCGCGCTCGAACGAAGTTATACAAAGCCCATCTTATCTCTATAGTTCAAATAAAAAATCTGCAGTATTTAAAGTTGAATTGAGTCAAGCTAATAATTCTTATAGCAGCCCATTCCTCTATTCTGAAAAACTAGACTTATTTTCTTCACTTTATACTATTAATAATACTGACACTGATGAGGAGATAACTGGTCAGGGTGATGCTTATGCTAGACATATTAGCACTGTAATTACCTTTGATCCTACCTATGCTGCTCAGGATCTTCTAGTTCAGAGTATCGCCTTTATTCCTGCAGGAACTAGGATTGAAGCTTATGCTAAGATTTATAACTCTCATGACTCTGACACCTTTGATGTCAAGCAGTGGACTAAATTAGCTCCTGTTCAAAGCGGCAATACTAATCAGATCAGCACTTCGCAGTCTAACAATTATATTCAGTTAAGTTTCGGTATACCTAATGCTCCATTAAGCACCACCTTAACAGGTTTTGTTAGCACCGCTAACGGAAGTGCCTCGGTAACTGGTGCTGGTACGTTGTTTAATACTGAAATCTCAGTGGGTGATATTGTTAAGATTTGGAATCCTAATAATCCAAGCATCTATCAAATCTCCCGTGTCAATACAGTAACCAATGATACCTCAATCACGTTAAATGAAAAAATAGCAAACACCAGCATTGGTCAGCCAGGATTCCAAATCGATAAGGTCAACAATCCAAAACAAGCATTCACTAATCCCGTGAATTATAATGTAGTGAGATATTATAATACTAGTGGCCAGCCTATCGACACCTTTGATACTATGCAAGTTAAGGTAGTTATGTTATCCAGCAACGGAAACGTTATTCCAAGACTTGCGAGCTTAAGTGCTGTCGGGTTGAGTTCGTAATATGAAACAGGCTCCTAAGTTAATTCAGACTACAACTCCTGGTTACTTCAGAAACACGGAAACTGGAGCAATTCTAAATCAGAATGTATCTGAATTAAATCAGTATATGATGGAAAGAACTAGATTGAGCCAGACCGATGAAATAAATAAGAAGGTGGAAGAATTAACAGATGCGGTTTCTGAGATCAAAGAAATCCTAAAGATGTTGGTAGAGAGAAAAAATGGCAATTAGTACAGCAAACGTCAACACTACTACTGACACGTTCAACGATTGGGTTAATAAGACCAATAACGTTGCCACAATCATTTCAAATAACTGCATAACAGCCAATGGTTCATTGAGTCTTACCACTGGTAACTCTTACCTAAATGGTTTCTTCTCAGCTAATACTCTTATCGCTCAAGACGCTATTCGTGGTGGCAATAATACTACAGCTAATGTTCTTAATATCAGCACTGGATTCGTTACCAGTAAAACGACTTATATCTCCAACACAGTAAACTTTACTGATAACGTAGCTGTGCAGGTTGTTGATAGTTTTGCATTAGCTTCAGCAAGAACTATAAAATATCTATTACAGGTTAATGCTACTGCTATTGGGTTTCAATCGACTGAAATTATGTTATTGCACAATGGCACGGATGCATTCTTAACAGAATATGCCACACTAACAAGCAACACTTCTCAGGGTAATATGGCTGTGTTTACAGTAAATGTAGCATCTGGTAATGTTAATCTATTGATCTCACCTACAACAAATTCTACAACTACCTCAACTGTGAATTTTCAAAGAACTACAATAGCAGTATAGGAAGTATTATGGCAGCGAAAGCAAACATTGTAGTTGATCAGGGTACTACCTTCACCACAGCATTAAACTTGACTGACGATAATGATCAGGCAATCGATTTAACTGGATACACTGTACAAGCTCAAATTCGTAAATGGTATACTTCATCTAACTCTGTTAGTTTCGCAGTTAGTGTTCCTACACCAACAAATGGTGTGATCAATTTATCTTTAACAGCAAATGTATCACTAGCTATGGATTATGGCAGATACGTGTATGACGTAATAAGTATTACTGGTTCTGGTACAGTAACTAGAATCGTGGAAGGTATTCTTACAGTAACTCCAGAAGTAACAACGGTAACGTATCCCTAATGGCTATTAATGTTACAGTAACCACTCCTAAGTTTAAGGCTGTAAAGTTCAGCACCAATACCAGTCCAATCATTCTCCGTAGTGGATTGGTTGGCAATAGTGGTGCTACTGCTTTATCACAACTTACTGATGTCAACCTAGCAAATACTGCTAATGGTAATGTGTTAGTTTATAACAATACTAACAGTACCTTTGTGCTTGGAGGTATTGACGGCGGAGAATTTTAATCACGAGTAAAGTGATAGTCGCCATCTACATCCAATACACTACTACCACAGAACATTCCAGCAGTACTAAATCCTAATCCCTTCATGTATTCAATAACTTCTTCTGACTTTGGAGCACCAAAGTTATAATCAACATGCTGTAGTTCTAGGATGACATGGTTGCAGTTCTTAAGAACATTGGCAGCACCCTTTAGTACATCTAACTCTGCTCCCTGAATATCCATCTTAATAAGATCCGGCATGGGGAAATTGTTTTCCTTTACCACAGTATCAAGTGTCATAGAGATCTTACGAACCTTTTTCTCTTCAGGGAATAGCTCATCCGCGCGAGGACTTAAAACAATATTTTCTTTATACACTGAGTTACCACCAGGATGCTCAGTATTCTCATAGAAAGAAATTACCTTCTCATCTTCTGATGATAGTAAGCCACAGTTATGAAGATAATTGCCTTCTTCATAAAGGAACTTAGTAGCATCCATAGCTTCAAACAAAACATACTGTGAGTTTGGCCAAACAGTTTTAGCTTCATTAGTCCAGTGTAGAACACACGCACCAATATCATAAATCACTTTAGGTTCAAGACCATCATTCTTCATGCTAGCAAGATACTGTGTGTGTATCTGAGGAAGTAAACGCATAGCACCTAGTTCTCTGAGTCTCTTCTTCTCAGGATTTTCAACAACAGGTGGTGCTTCATCTACAATGGTGAATACTTTATGGCCATGATGCCCACATACAATAGAAGTATCAGCCCACATAGTAAATCCCTTGCGAGTAGCTTTACGGCAGAAGTCTAGATCTTCACTAAAGGTATCCTTGTGATCAAGAGCATCATAATAAACAAACTGCGGATAACCTACAGTAGCAAACACTTCCTTCTTAATAAGAACACAGCCAAGACCAAAACCACCAACTTGAACAAGACCTCTACCCTTTAGATGTGACCAAGGAATACGAGCAAGGTTCATATCATATACTTCGATTGCCTGTGGTTCTAGACGCTGGCGATAGAGACCTGACACTGCTGGCTTATCATGTGCTAACAACTTCATAATAGTATCAGGAGCAAATGATACATCATGGTCAACGGCAAATAGATAATCAAAACCCTTTACAGTCCAGTCAGCAATTAGGTTGCGGACTTGGTCAACGTTATAACCATAGAAGAATTGAAAGTCTGCCTTATATCCTGCAGGGATAATCTGATCATAGATTGACTTGAATGTTTGAGGATGAATATCGTTAGCTGTAGGAATGCCGATTAGAATTCTTTTCAAGGTGTTTTCTCCATAACCATGTTAGCGTTTTTCGTTTGTTCTCTAGCATTTACTTTATAGTCATTCAGCGGGTTAATATCATTATAGTTATATACGATATCTGGAACGCATATAACATTACCCGGATCAGCCTGTTCAATTAAATTATAGAATACAGAAGTATCTCCGCCAGCCTTTAGCCAATTACCCTCTGCATCTTTAAATACGCTGTCATTAATATTATTCAGTAACCGAGCATCAAACGTTCTTAAGTGCGTGTAAGGCATATTCCAATTGAATTTGTATTTACGATATTCTTTATTTTTCTTAATTTCTGGTGGATAGGGCTGAGCAATAAGCGGGATTTTATCCACTAATGAATAGCAGCTACCATAGGTAAACTCTGCTTTTCCATCCTTGTAGATGTTATTGTATTTGTGAAATATGTTTGGATCATTTACTAGCCAATCGTCACCATCTAGGAGCATTACAATAGAAGCAATCTTTACCTTCGATCTAATAGTATTTATTTGATTGTAAACAGCTCCCATATTTGTTTCATTGTTTATGACATTAAACTTACCACGAATGTTTTCAGGCAGAGAAGCTAGAGTCTTGTTGATTACATCTAGGGTATTGTCAGTAGACTTATCATTGATAATATGCATATTGTAATTGTTATAGTCCTGTTGCGCGACTGAAAGGATACAGTTTTTAATATACGCCGCAGAGTTATAAACAGGAGTTATAACCTGTATGTTTTTTTCAGGGTTTCTAGGATCCTGTGCTTCATCAGAGTTATAGAACCGGCGACCGAATACCTTACGCACTCTATGATTAATATGAGTTACCTTGCGGTAATCATCCAAAGGTAGGAATAGATTAAGCATCTTATAGAAGTGTTGTTTCCACTGCAAGGCAACTGTATCCCAGCCACAAATATCCTTTATTTGATTACAGGCATACATCTTCTGCTGATGTAGGTATCTGTCATTATAGGCTCTGACAACCATATCAGTAAACACGTCAACCTGATAATCGGTATTGATAAAGCGGAATAGATTATTAGGCTCAATGGCATGAGGGATTTTATAACAAGCAACATCGATAGCTGTTTCTTCCAAAGCACCAAAGCGGCAGGTTAGTAGAGGGGTATTATGAGCTAGAGCTTCAATACAAGAGATACCAGAAGTCTCAGGGAATGCTGCGGGATAAATCATAAATGAGGCATCAGCCATAATCTCAGCAATTTCACTCTGCTTAATAATGCCTGTGAAGTTTACATCTAGCTGAGTATTAAGTTTCTCAAGTTCGTGGAACTTCCTCTCTTGTTCATCAGGACCATGGTCATCGCGAAATTTGTAATACCCACCAATGATCTTAAGCTTTGCCTTTGGTAGTCTGTCTTTAACCTTTGGCCAAATTTTCTCAACGAGAGGGACCATACCTTTGCTTACTGAAGAATTATATACGAATAGATCCGGATCCTTCTTAGTGATATCTACCCAGTCAATATAGCGAATGATACCATTGCGTGTTTGGAAGATATAATTCTTCATGACTTCAAACATACGCTTATTACCATGGTCACAGTTACCAACGTAAGATGTATGGAAGTCAGATAGAGTGAATACTTCTGTTATTCTACCATCGAGTAGGAAAGGTTCAATGAACTGGTCGCCATCACAGAAAGTATCATGCATCCAGAGCACTTTATGTTTTGCGGATTTCATAAAGTTTTCAAAGTTTGGTAGACGACCGAAAGACTTAAAGTTCTGGCCAATATTAGCAGGAGCAAATGCAGCTACAGAGCGAGAGGCTATAACAATATCATATCCTGATTCTTTTTCGATATCGGATAGTGGACGATACATGACATTATCATAAACTCCAGGTTTGCCCCCATCGTGGATACAGTCATTGAATACTGTAACATCAAAACCTATTTTGGAGAGTTCCCGAGACATCAGGATAACGGCAGATTCAGAACCTCCAAGACCTCTCTTAGAGAGAGTACTGCCATCATAGCAAAGACCAAGGGTATCAATTATCGCTAATTTCATATCGCTTTCCTATAATATAAATAATAAGTATTATACAATGAGTATACTGTATTGGTGATTAAAAGTCAAGTTATATAACTTGATTATTTATATCGATATATATCGGATAGGAATGCCATATGGCTAGTAACACGGTCGTTCAAGTAAAACGCACGGCGATTTCAGGTCGCCCAGCGAATACGACAACGATCCCCAATCCCGGCGAATTAGCACTCAATATGACCGATGGAATCTTGTATTCCACGAACGGTTCAATCATATTTGAAATTGGTGCAAATAATACTAACGTCCGAGTTTCTAATACATTAACTGTTAAAGCGATATCCGCGAACAGTTCTGTAGGTGTAGAAGGTGAAGTTCTAACGAGCAATGGCTCCGGTGTTTATTGGCGCACCGTAACTGGTTATGCAGGTTCTAGAGGTTATACGGGGTCTCAGGGTTATACTGGTTCAGTAGGTTATGTTGGTTCTAAAGGTGATATCGGCTTTACAGGTTCACAGGGTTATAGTGGTTCTCAGGGTTATACTGGTTCAGTAGGTTATGTTGGTTCTAAAGGTGATATCGGTTATGTTGGTTCACAAGGCTATACTGGTTCTTTCGGTTATAGTGGTTCTCAGGGTTATACTGGTTCAGTAGGTTATGTTGGTTCCAAGGGTGATATCGGCTTTACAGGTTCACAAGGCTATACTGGTTCTTTCGGTTATACTGGTTCTCAGGGTTATACTGGTTCACAGGGTTATACTGGTTCTAAAGGTGATATTGGTTATGTTGGTTCACAAGGTTATGTTGGTTCTTTCGGTTATAGTGGTTCACAGGGTTATACTGGTTCAGTAGGTTA